CTCAGGGACAAATAATTATACCGGAACTTTAATTTCAGAAAGTATTAAAAATAAAAAATCAACAACTATCGATTCGAGTTATTACAAAGGTTTTGGAGTTAGATGCGGAAAATGTAGGCAAGTTGTAGAAGGAAAAATTAAAACAGAAAATGAAAATATAATTGAAATAAAAGATTTCGCAATATTTAACAATAAAAGATTAAATAAAACAATTGAAAAAAATAATGATAATTTGGATTATGGGGTTGTTTTAGATAGTTATAATTTAGAAATACACAAAGAGAAATGTAATGCTTTAAGCACCCGAACAGATGCATCGAACCATACTTATGTTGTGGATAAAAACAAAAATATTTTAGATATTGATGTTTTAAAAAAACAAAGTAATTATTCCAAAAAAATAAGAAAGTTAACCCCGGTTGAATGCGAACGGCTGCAAACGGTGAATGATAATTATACGAATTATGTTTCCGATGCACAACGCTATAAAATGTTGGGGAATGGTTGGACAATAGATGTTATTTGCCATATTTTTAATTATATGAAATGAGCAAAAAAACTTTTCAAATCGATATAAATTACTTTTGCCGGGAATATAAATTAACATTAGCCGAAGAATTTCGTTTCGATGTTTCCCGCCGTTGGAAAGCGGATTATTTTATTCTCGAATTTAATTGCTTAATCGAATTCGAAGGGATGGGAGGGAATCATTACTCAGGGATGGGAGGGCATCAAACGCTTATCGGATATACGGCAAATTGTGAAAAATATAATCGCGCTTGTTTAATGGGTTTTAAATTACTCAGATACACGGCAAAGAATTCAAAAGATTTAATTAATGATTTAAAAACTTTACTCAATGAAAAAACAAACGGCGATTGAATGGTTGATTTCTCAACTATGGGAAGCAAAAAAAACAAAATCTAATTGGAAAGAATTAGAAAAAAAAGCAAAAGAAATAGAGCGCGAACAAATAATAAACGCTTACGATGCGGGAACGTTTTATTTAGAAGGCGGATTATATTATAAAGAAACATTCGAAGATGAAAAAGGAATTTGAAAACTATTTAGCAAAGCATAAAACCGAACCTTTCGTTATGTTGGACGAAATCGATTTAACCTTTGAACAATTTTGCGAAATGTTTTTAAATAATTATTCGTTTCGGCAAATGTGGAAACTTGGATGTAATTTAAATTATTACCAAATCCGATCCGGTAAATGCGAAAATGCTAAAGTAGTTCACGGGAAAATATTTTGTTTATTAAAAAGTTGCTAATATGAGAATTCAAGAAATTTATGAAATAACAAAAGCGGAAATCGAAAATGGGATTGACCTTTACGAATATGTTAATATAATGTACGGCCTTTTAAAAGAAGAAGATTACGAAGCATTAGAAGGTATTCGTTTGGCAATTGCTGATTTTGGAATGGAATTTATAATACCTGAAAATGACGATGAAATGGAAAATTTTCAAAAATATATTTCAATGAAAAATTGCTGAAACAAACTTATATTTGGGAAACATTTGGAGGTCGAAGCCCGGATGTAATTAAAAACATTTTGCCCATTGAGGGCTGCGAGGTTTAGAAATAAACCGCTTCGACCGCAGCCGTTAATGGGCTTTTTCATTTAAAAAAATATGGAATTGAACATAACAAACGAAGATAATATGCTTTTAATGGCTCGTTATCCCGATAAATATTTTGATTTATCAATTGTAGATCCGCCTTATGGAATTGGATTAGGTTTTTCAGATTCTCACGAACAAAAACGAGGTGGCGGTAAAAAAGGAGGACACAAACAAAAAAATTGGAATAATTCAGCACCCAGTAAAGAATATTTTATAGAATTAATTAGAGTTTCAAAAAAACATATTATTTGGGGGACAAATTATTACGGAGAATCACAATCTTTATTTGGACAAGGTCGAATAATACATAATAAGTTAGTAACTCCTTTCATAAAATCTACTTATTCTCACGCTGATATTGCCGCGACAAATTGCCAAAATAGAATTACAATGTTCGATTTTCAATGGAGTGGAAATGTTCAAAATGGGGTAATGAATACGCAGTCAATAAATGACTATGCAAAAGGTATTGAAAAAAGAATTCACCCTACACAAAAACCCGTTAAACTTTACGAATGGTTACTAATTAATTATGCAAAAGAGGGGGATAAAATTTTAGATACTCATTTTGGATCGGGAAGTATTGGAATCGCTTGTTTTAATTATGGTTTTGATTTAACCGCTTGCGAATTAGATAAAGAATATTTCGAAAAAGCAATGCAAAGGATTAACAACCATAAAAACCAATTAACACTTTTTTAAAATGGAGAATCGAGATACTTGTATTTTTTACCGTTCAATTTATGAATCGTTGCAAGAATTGGATTTAGAAAACCAAGCAATAATTTATAACGCAATATTTGAATATTCATTAAACTTTAATGAACCAAAATTAACCGGAATTAACAAAGCGTTTTTCGGTTTGATTCGCCCGGTATTAGAAAAAGGCAATACTAATTTCATAAACGGAAGCAAACCAAAACGAAAGCCAAACGGAAGCGAATTCGAAGCGAAAGCGAAGCGAATCGAAAGCGAACACGAACCCTATAAGGATAAGGATAAAGATAAGGATGAATATAATGATAAGGATAAAGATAAAATTGATTTAAAAAATCAATTAATAACGGGTAAGTGGTTTAAAAAATGTTCTGAAGCAGAATTTATAAATGAAGTTCAAAAGTTCCGGAACGAAAACCCAAACAACGGATATCCGGAAATCCTTTTTAAAGACTTTATAAACCATTACACAACCCCAAACGAAAACGGCGGGATTCGGGTAAATCAATTTTCATCTTTCGGAATTAAAAACAAACTTTACGAAATGAAAACCGACCCGAAGAACTCAGGTAAATACGAAATCAAACAAACCCCTAAATCAAAACTGCATTATGAATAATCCAAACGAACAAATCGAAAAAACATTAATCGGAATTTTACTTTCTCCCGGCGAAGTACACAAAGAAGTAATTTCGCAAATTGAATCGCAGCATTTCGAAAATGAACTTTGCCGAAAAACCTTTTATTACCTAAAAAAAATAAACGAAGAAAATAAACGGCCCGATCCGATAACTTTATTATCCGCTTGGAAATCTTCAGAATCGTTTTTAATGGCCGATTATTTAGAAGCCGTTCAGTTAACTAATAACGTAACTTATAACGAGAATATTCCCGAAATAATAGAATCGCTTAAAAACGCATTTATAACGCGAAATATTACGAAAATCTATTATGAAGTTGGAATAGGTTTGCACGAGAACAAACCGGGCCGCGATATAGCCGAAGAAATGATTAAAAGATTAACCAAACTAACCGAAGAAGGCGCGGAATTGCAAAAAATCGTTGAAATGCCCGAATTAACCACAAATGAACGCGATGCATATTATCGCCGCGCTGAACTTGCCAAATCGGGAAAAACATCCGGGTTAAATTCGGGAATCGAAGCAATAAACAAATTTACGGGAGGTTGGCAAAACGAATTTATTATTTTGGGTGCAAGGCCGTCAATGGGTAAAACCGCACTTGCTTTATTTTTTGGAATGCAAACCGGGAAACCCGGAATATATTTTAATCTTGAAATGTCGCAATCGCAATTAACGCAGCGTTTAATTCTACAAAACGCAAACGAACAAATCCGTTCGGCTGCTTTACGCGATGGTACATTAACCCCGGAAGAATTAACCCATTTCGAAAGAACTATCGGAATAGTCGAAAACAAACCATTTCAGATTTATGACAAAGCGGGCTGCGGGGTTAATGAAGCAATTCGCGTTATAAAGCGTCAAGCGCGATTAAATAACTGCGAATGGGTAGTAATCGATTATTTGCAGTTAATGACATTAGAGGGCTTTAAAGGTGGTAACAGAGAAGCGGAAGTTTCTCAGATATCCCGAACATTAAAAGCCGCGCAAAAGGAGTTAAATATTCCGTTTATCGTTTTGGCTCAATTAAATAGGCAATGCGAACAAACTGCGGATAAAAAACCAATGCTTTCGAATTTACGCGAATCCGGTTCTATTGAACAAGATGCGGATACCGTTGCGTTTATTTGGAGGCCTGAATACTATGAATTGAAAAATGAGGAATCCGGAGAACCATACACGAACGAAATATTCCTTTTATTCGAAAAGCATCGCCAAGGCGCAACGGGTTCGGTAGGGTTTCGACATAATTCCACAATGTCAAGTTTTTACGGAATGAACGATTCGCCAAATTCATTTCCCGAAATTAAAAGTAATTTGCAGCCGAATAAATCATTTTACGAAGTAGATAGAGAATTACCATTTTAAAAAAAAACAATATGAAAAAGAAAGCAAAACCAAACTTTAACAAACGCGAACAGATAAATGCAGCATTAAAATTCACTGCGGATATTTACGGAAAA